TGCCATGCCGCTCTGCTTCAAAAACTCTTCGCCACCAGCTGTAACAAATTCTGTGCCAGCGTCTACTAGACCTTGAGCACCAGCTCTCAGACCAGTTTTGACTGCCCGGCCTGCCTCTTGCAGCTGGCCTGTCACTTTTTCTCCGGCCTCTTTCAAATCATCAGAACCAACACCAAACAATTCGAACTTGGGGTCAGGCTTATTAACAGCGCCCATAACGTAGCGCTTCGCTTCAGCTGCTTCATATGCGTCTAGCTGTTCGCTTTCATAATCCATCAACGAATCCCCTGCTTCTGGTAGCTCATAATAACGCGAACTAAACCAAGTATCGTTGCGTCTTCTTGATTTTTGGATCTAGCCCATGCTAATGCAGACGCCGCCGGGCTATCTACGTCTATATCAATATCTTGATACTTTTCACCTAAAGTTTTGAATGTTGTTAAATAACCAATAAGCGCGTCTTTCATCATGCCTTTGAATTCTGCTGCATTCTCTTTGTTGATCTCGCGCGCCTTTTGAAAAAGTTCTTGATAGGTGGCACCTTGACCACCCCCCTTGTCTTTTGGCGTGTTCATCCATTCTGTAAGTTTATATAAACTTTGCTGATACATCTCATTAGACGCCTCACCCAAAGCATTGTTTGTATCTTTGAACTCTTGATATTTTGTCGCAGTCCCAATTAAAGCCTTTGCAGCTTGGAAACCTTCTGAGTTTTCTTGCTCTAAATCAGAATATGCTTGCTTGTAATCGCTGTCGGAAAGCTCGTTAGCTAGGCTTTCAATTGTTTCCGCGCTAAGTGTATTATTAGATTTTGCGTTACCAATAATGCGCGTTGCGTTTCTTGTTGTTTCAATTTTGGTGTCTTCGTTAGTCTCTGTTTTTTTCAGACCCAAAACAGCTTCAGCATTTCTGCGCTGAGTTGCAGTATACCAGTTATTTTCGAGCAGCGTTTTATGTTTAGCTATGCCTTCTGCCAGCGCGTTTTCATCGCTTGTGTCTGTGTTGATGATTTCGCTAAACGTTGTTTTGTTGTTTTCATCAGCCGCAATGTCTGCAGCGTCAGATTTTTCGCGGCGCTCAGTGTCTATCTTTTCTGCCAACGTGAAAAGACTGTTTAACACTTTTTGCTTATCATCTGAATCCATTTGAGCCAAAGCGCTGTTCAAAACCAGATCTGTGCTTTCACCATTTGTTATTTGCAAAGCAACAGCTGTAGCGCTGTCTGAACCTTGGAACAGCGACAAGGCTGTGCCACGCACTATCTGTTCAGTAGCCGTATCAACTCGCGTCATAAAGCCTTTATCATCAATAGTGCCGCTAGTTTTGCCAAGCGATATAGTGCCGTCCCTTGTGTTAAACAGCTTTGAAAAAGCATCAGCCCTAGCCTCCACATCTAACGATGTGTTGGAAATTGTTTTGACAGACTTATCAATAGCAGTGTCTAGGTTGCCCCGGTCAAACTCAACAATTCGGGTGTTATTCTGTTTTGTAAAATCAATAATCTGAGCACTGACTAGCTCTTGCCCTCTGGACATAAATTTGGCTTTTGCGTTCCGGCCAGACAAAAGTGGCTGGTTGTCGCTGCTAACAGCTAGACCGCTATTATACTTTTTTAGCAGACCATTCATTTTGTCTTTTGTTTCTTGCTCTGCCGCTACTGGGTCAGGAGACTTTAAAGCATCTTGCTGAATGTCTGACAGTTCTTGCAGCATCATTGCTTCTGCTTGGTCTACTTGGTTTTGCGTTTGTATCTGCATTTTTTTGATGCCGATTTCGGCTATCAGGTCACCCATTTGCGACATAGCCTTGCCGGGGGCGGCAGCTGCGCTAGCACTTACAGAAGCATTGAATAGCTGACCGCCGCCAGCATTGTTGCGCTTTACTTGTCGATTATATGTAGGAACGCGCATTGTACCCCCTATGCCGTATAGATGCTATAGCCAGTGCTAGCAGCTTTAGTAATGCCTTGAATACGCATTGCGCGCGCTTGGTTCTTCGCGTCATAAAGTGCGTATTCGCCTTTCAGCCTTTCATTAATGCTTTGCTCTTTTAAATCGCTAGCCTGAGCAGCTGCATTAATTTCTATTGTTTGCATGTCAGCTTCTGCCTCTGTCGCATTATCCAACAAGACATCGAGCGCTGTGCCCGAACTGGCAACAACACCGTTTTTGCGCTGGGTCTGAGCAGCTGCGTCATTGAGCTCTCTAAACTCTTCTCGAAACCGCACAATTTCCTGACCAGCTTGGAAAACCTTCTGCTGTGCCCGGTTGTCCAATACGTCAGCATTTCTATCTGTAATGCGCTTGTTATACTTGGCGCTATCTTTGACGCCTTGCGCCGCCGCTTCGGAACCAGCCAAAGACAAGCCAGCGCCTAGCACTGCCATTTCTACGCCCATTATCTCACCTTTGAAAATTGAATATAGTTATGTCCATCAGGGCTGTACTTTCTCAACACACCCTCTTCTTGCATTTGTAGAAAAGAGATCCAACGCCGGGCGTTAGGCCAATCCTCCAAAATGTGCGCCTGCACCCGGTGAAGATTATGGACTTCCATAATCCCGTCTAGATGAATGCGTAATTCTTTGACTATGCTTTTTGTGAACTTGTGAATTAGATGTGAACTTAAAAACCAAGCTTCACCCACGCCGTCCCACACAGGATAAATACCGCCACATGCCACTATGTTGCCGTTCACAACAGCTGTGAAACTCATGTCTTTTACGACCATATTGTTAACAAATCGTGAAATTTGAATAGGTGGCCGAAATGATTCATCGTTGACCTGCCCATCTAAAATTGACCGGGCATGTCGCTCTTCAAACTCTACTAAAATCATTTATCAAAAACAGAAACAGTTGGAAAGATAGCAAGCAAGCTTGTTGGCAAAGGCTGGTCTTGTTGCACTACTATTGTAGCATCATCATCAAACCCGCCCCTAAATTCTATGGTCTTGTCACCAGTAAACAGCGGCACCGCCTGACCCATGCCAGCTGCGCTGCTTCTAAAAGGTATAGTGTCTAGCTCACTTGTGCTTGTGCCTACCTTCAAACCGACAGAGCGGTACAAACGAACAGTTACCTCTGATATGCGTTTTGTTTTGCCCTGAGCGCTTCCAGAAGCGCTGCCAGCATCAATTCGCAAGGTTTCTACCCTGCTAGTAAAGCCAAGCCCCACATGCACCTTAGTGGCGCTTCTATCGAGTGTTATCTGGCCGCTTGATACAGTCTTGTCAGGGTGGGTACTGCCGTCAGCTAAAATCTGCACGGTTTCGCCTTCTAGGTGGCCTAAGCCGCTAATTACGGTAGCAGCTGACCCGCTATAGGTTAGGCCGCTATCAACAAAAAATGCATCTGTTATATCTGTGCCAAAATCAAACCCAGAAAGATATTCAACATAGCGCTTTGTAGCGCCATCGATTGTGCGCTTTACTATTAAATAAACTTGGTCTTCATCTAAATCGCCCGGTATTACCGCAACGCTCTCAACCTTAGCATCAGTGCCGCCTATGATGTGACGCTGCCAAGCGACCACTTGCTCTTCCCTGCGATAGGTCATGCAGGCCATTACGCCGTCTGACCTAACACACCATGCCACGCTGTCCGGCTCTTGTTGATAAGCAAACTCATCTATGCCGCCTTCCGTAACATGCTCTGCTAATATGGTCATATCAGGCGCCACATAGCTGTCGGATTCATTGCTAAACACTAACTCACGCATTTTTCGTTTAGCGCGCTGCAAAAACAGCGTGGCATTGCCTACCTGCATTGGCTGTATATCAGCGCTGCCATATGTGGTCTGCTGTTTGATTTGCGTATTTGTTGGGTTAAGTGGTTCGTCAAATCCTGATGCCCGGACAACAAACTCGCCGCCAGATGTACCGACAATAAGGTTTTTGCCAGAAGCCAAGTAACGTATCACGTTTACTTCATTCGAGCCAATCGTATAGACCAAACCATCATCTGCATCTGTGCCGCGCTCGAAGTTTTCGAAATCGCCGCCCTGGCTAAAAAAGATCGTTTGCGGCTGAGTAGCTGTGCCGCCAAACACTAGTCGCTGTTCGTAGAACGCGACAGCGCGCGGCCAGCCAGTAGTGTCTGAGAAAGCCCCCAGCTGCCATGCATTGTCAGCTATTAAATCGCCTGCCAGCGTAAAACTGCCGCCTGCACTCTCTGCTGCTACATCAATGCCCGGCGCCAGGGTGATTACCGTGTCTGTTACATCAACAATCAGCATGCCGCTGCGGTTGTTGCTAGAGGTGCCGCTGGATGTAATTTTCATACCAGACTTAAAACCTTCAGCAACAAAATCACCAGAGCTATCTTCAATGCGGTCATTGTGCTCTAGCCCGGTAGCATCAGGGTCACCTTCATGAAATGAAATAGTGGTAGATGTATAGCTAGGCATCAATTCACTGCGACCATCTGCCAAAGCTTGAACCGTTGCGGTTACAGAAGTTGCAGAGCTATACGCAGTAATTTTTGCAAAACCCTGATGCAGCTTTACAAGGCGGCCAACATCAGTGCTAACAAAAGTGTTTGCTGATGCTGTAATAGTTACGCTGCCAGTTCGGCTGTTCGATGTCAGCGTGGTGCTAGTGAGGTTGGTATCGCCCATCGCGCCGCGTTTTAAATCGACAGTGTCTATCGTCCAAGCAGTGTGGCTGGTGCGCGTAATCTTTCTAGGCGCATAGTTTGGGTGCACCAAATACATAATGTCGGCGCTCTGGGCAAACTTCAGGCCGGGCAGGTCAGCAGTGGCATATGGCGTTACAACCTCTACTGGGCTGCCGCTAGATACGACCACGCCGCCATCTTTAAATATACGAAAATAGTTATTGCCGAATTCAAGAATGTAAGCCTGTTCGACATTAAACTGAAAAGGTATCAGCCTAGTTTTATTTGCGCTGGTTTTGACCTCGCGCACAAACCTGGTGCCAGGGCGGCGAGTTAAACCGCCATGCGGCTGAACAACAAAGTTTTGTATTATCTGCGCGCCGTTGTCATATCGCCCTAGATCTGTCCGACCAAACAAACGCGGCGATAATTCGCCAGCTGTAAAGTTTTGCTTTGCGGTGGTAATCTTTGGCATTAGTACCTCGCGGCAATAAAGATATCGCCCTCAGAATAATCTTTAGCATTCTGATTGGTGATATTGTCTGGCGTTCCTTCAGTCGCATCAACAAACCGCGCTTCACGCAGCTTATCTTGATACATATTTTGCATTTGCTGCATAAGGTTATTGCTGTTTACAAGCGCATAGCTAATGTCTGCTGCCAGCCGGGCAGCGATACTTTCTATAAGCAGCATGTCATATTCGTTGGGGTCTGTTATTCGAGCTACATACAAGATCTTGCAGGTGCTCTCATTGGTGAGAATTTTGCGCCCTTCTACTTTGTGCACTGTGTCTGGGTCTTCTAGACGCAGCAAGCGCAAGCAATATGGATCTGTGGGTAGGGTAAATTGATTTGCAAAATCAAAAGCAGGCTTTGCAGTGTCAGCTGCCAGCGTTGCCCGGCGCAGCAAACAATTCCAGGGGTGTGAACGAAAAACGGCATCGCGCACAAAATCATAGCGCTGGTTGCACACCCTGGCAGCCTTGCTGTCTTCGGTCAGCGACAGGATGTTTGACGCGCCAATCATGTTCAGCGCTGAGTTACAGATATCGACAACGGATGCCATGCTTTAACCCTCAAAGTAAAAAGGGGCAGCCGTGATGGCTACCCCAAAAGTTTTTAGTCAATCACATACAAGATGGTCACTTCGATAGACCCTGTACCAGCTGCACCGCCCATAGTGACGGTGACTGCTACGCCATCTTCGTTTGCATCAATTTCAGTGCCTGAACCCAGCGCCAAGGTAGCCAAGATGTCTGCCTTGCCTGCTGAAGTTGAAGCAGCTGCTGCCTTGTATGCTGCTGCCGCTGCTGACACTGCAGTACCTGCAGCGTTAGTGTGTGCGGCATAGCCTACAGACAGAGTGGTTGAGGAACCCAGTGCATCATGTGCAAGCGAACCCTGAAGGATTCGTGCGCCGTCTGGCAAAACGAACATTTCGATAACGTCACCAGACGCTAGCGCAGATGCTTCATAAGTGCCGTGAGCAACACGAACCCGACCAGCAAGTTCATTTGCTTTGTTCATGACAACAGGAATAGCGCGTGAATTAGTGCGCTGTGTTGAATATACAGTAGCCATAATTCAGCCTCCTTACTCTGAACATTTGATTTCGATTACTTTTGCCTCTTCCATCCGGGTAGCCCCGATAGATTGACAATAGTAAACTTGAGTCGCGTAGCTCTTATCAGCACGTTCATCAATTCTCGCTGTCGGTTCCTTACCGATAGCCAGCTTCATGCCGTCCTGAGCCCATGCAAATACACGGCGGTCAGAAGAGCCATCAACAGGCAAGCGGTTCGAAATTATGAAGCGGAACCCGACAAATTCTGAGATAGCCCCAGTAGCCAGCGCACGGACAGTGTTGAAATCTGCCGATGTCACTGTGGTGTTATTCAGAAGGTCAGAAATTTGCTTCGGCGAACATACGATGAAACGCGGGATAGATGCATCAACGCTTTCCTCATCCAACTTTTGCTTTGCTTCAACAAGCTTGGCAATAGTTAGACCACCAGATGCTGCTGCAATCTGATTGCCTGCTGGGAATGCAGTCGATGTTGAACCATCTTTGCCTGTTTTGGCTGTGCCATAAAAAGCAGAGATGATAACGTCATCCATTGCGCGACCCATTGCTGCAGCTGCTGCACGGGCATAGCTGCTTGTTGGATCAATTAACAGACGCACCTTGTCCTGATCATCAACCAAATCACCATATTCGTAATCCGACAGAGTTACCTGACGGCGTGAATGGGGTGTATCGACAATCGGTGTATCGGAATGTCTGCTAGTTCTCAGGACAGCAGCTGCGCTACCAACCTGATCAAAGAATGCCTTTTCACCGTTAACAGTTTCGACATCTACTGAAGAACGCAGCAGAGAACCCATTTGCTGTGACAGCATCTGGATGTTTGACGAAAACTGATTAACAAAGGCGGTATCGATTTGAACACTCATATCAACCTCGTTTGTTGTTCAATTTTAGGGATTGCTGCGCTTGGTTATCTGACGAAGGTCAGGCCATGCTGCTAGTTACGCTAGCTAGTCGGCCTTACTCATAGGCTTACGCTGGGGGGCGCTTTGCTTATCCCCAGATTTCACCCACTTAAAGTAGGTATCTGCTAAAGCTACCGGGTCTTTGATGTTTTGCACCGACCCATAGCTTACTGCCAGCTTGAGAGTTTCAAGCCGCAATTCTTCTTCTTTCATTATAGCCCCCTGAGCCGCAGAGCTTCGTTGACATATTGGTCATGCTCAGGATGATTTCTATCCCAGTAGGGGCTGTTAGGCATTGTAATCTGCGAAAGCTTCTGCGCTACATCAGCGCCAGACAAGCCGGGCTCATTGCTCCGGCCATTGAAGCTGTCTTCACCCATGCGCTCACGCATAAACCCGGCTAGGTTTGTCAGCATCATGATTAGCTGCGGATTATCGCCCAGCAACGTGCCGTCAGCCATTTGCAATTCTGTGAGCTCACCGCCGCCAAACTCTTCTAGAACAGAGTTAGCAGCGCCCATGTTGCGCTCGAAGTCTTCGCCCATCTCGCGGCGCATATCTGTTTCTAGCTGCACCCGCTGGCTTTCCAGCTGCTCATCAGAAACGCTACCTTGCGCGCCCATCCGCTCATTGTAAGCTTCTAGCAGCTGCTGCGCTTGATTGTTATTAAGGCCGACAGCATGTGCCGTTTCTTTAAACCAGGTGACGTTTTCTTCTACCGCATCTTCGCCTGCGTTTAGCTCATAGGCTGATGCCTCAGCTGGCCGTCCTAATTTATCGTAAACCTGCCCCCAATCGGCGTCTGTGCCCCAGCTGCCGGGAATAGCCACCTTATCAGCGCCCACCATTTTTTGGGCATTGATAAGAGATTTGGCCATACCGTTGATGTCTTTATAGGACGATAGGCTGGGGTCATCTCTTAAACCTTCATCAATATGCTGACGAAAATCAAACTCCGCTGCTTCTACAGACGGTGCCTGCCCAGCCTCTGCTGGAGCTTCCGCTACCTGCTCTTCGGACATAATCGTTTACTCCTCTATGGTTGTTTCCTGAGCCATGCGCTCTTTCAGGGTGTTGTTTAGGAACAGCAACACTGAACGCTGCCCTTCCCGGAAGGCCATCTCGTTGCTATCTGCAGACAAGGTGGATGAATACATATGAAACCTGCTAGCCAAATCATTGAGCACCAGCTGGCCGCTGTTTGATTTGAACACCTCTAGATATGACTTCATGATTTCTTCTGCTGTAGGATTAGCCATTTACTGCCCCAATAAGGCCGCTATGTCGGCCTTGGCTTCGTCACTGGCACCATCTACCGCCCGAAGCGCTGGTGCAGCCTCACCAGCTGATTGAGCTAGCATTTGCGCTTGTTGCATTTCAGCCATTTGCTGCTGCTCTAGCTGGCGCTTTTGCCGCAGTTCATTGACCTGGCCAGCGCCGCGTACAACAGTTGCCGGGACGTTTGTAACCTTAATAATATGCTGTGCCAGGCCATCGAGATCCAGATAGTCAACCACGCTAGGGTCAATCTGCAACAGCGGCTGCAGAAATTGAAACAGCTGCATGGCAGACTGCACATCACCAGAGCGCTGGGCTTTGGCAAGTGGGCTCACATATTCAATGTCTATCTGCCCCATTTTCATAAACTCAGGCGGTGCCTCAAAGCGCTTTTTACGCGCCAGGATTTGATAGACGCGATTAATCATAGGGTGCAGCAGTTCAGCCTGGAGTCTTCCCAGGGCAGGTGCCAACAGCCTCATCTTCTCTTCTGTGCGCTGAATGACCTCTGTAGCCGTCATGCCAGGCGCATTGCCCAGAATTAGCTGGTCAACGTAAAACGCCGCCCGTATAGCTTGGCGGCGTTGGTCTAGCTGATTTTCACCCAGGGGATTGTTCGATCCTATATTCAGCGGTTCTATACGGTCTCTTGTTCCACCCCGGTAGAAATTAAGACCGCCGGGCACAGTTCGCACTGGCATATGGAAGCCATCATCAGGCACCATAAGCGGCGGGTGTATCTGCAGCTGGGCTGCCCGGATTACTGTTTCGGACATCTTGTTAAGCATTTTAATATCTGCTAGCGCCGTCATTGCCGGGCTACGGCCATATCCATGCTCAAAGCTGCTTTTTAAGTAACGTGGCACCACATACGGGAATTCATCAAACCCGCTTTCTGACAAAATCATTTTGTCTTCAGGGTCTACATATATTGACGCCACAGGCTTATTTTTGCTGTCTACCTTAAAGCTGTCCCTCTCAGGCCTTGGCATGACCACATGAAGTAAAGTGCACTCTTGATACGGGTCATCTTTAAACATCTTGGCCATGCGGGGGCTGATGTTCTCTTCCCCAAATTGGGCAACAGCTGCGCGCAGCGGATATTTAAATTCACGATAGACTGTATCCACCCGGCCAAACTCATCTTCAGAAAGATAGGTCTCAGCAATATGCCGGGTAGAAAAGCGCAGCGTGTCATCTTTGTCGCTGTCTATAAACATAACAGCTGTGCCAAATGTCACCAGATCCGCGTATAGCTCATGAATTGCTTCATGAAAGTTAGAGCGGTTGATTTCCTGATACATAACATCAGTTGCGCCCTGCAGCCATTCTTTGGCCAAATCATCAGTCTCGAACTGGTCATCTGTATAACGTAGGCTAAACCAGGGGGTGCTAGCATTTGTTAGCATACCATGCAGGCTGGCAGCCATTAGCTCAGATGCATGAATAGCGGTGCCGTCAAAGATTAGCTCTGTGCGCTTATCGCCGGATGTTCTTTTCTTGGTAACATCAGCTTTGCGCGGCACCACATAATCAGCAATCTCTTGCCAGTGGCTTTCCCAGTTTTGCCGCTGCGTTTGAAGCGTCTTATACCGCTTCATTAAGATTGCAGCGCGTTTATCATCAGCCATGATTAATTAACCTTGTTCTGCCCTAACAGGCTTGGCTTTTGCGTTGGTGCCTCAGTCAATAGACCTTGACCCCCAGTAACCCTGGAAGCTGCTTGGCCTTTCTTTTGAGCCTGCTGTGTACGCACGTTTTGCACTTCTTTTGTGCTCTGCGGCTTAATAGCTGGTGCTGGCGGCGGCGGCGGCGGTGGCGGTGGGGATGAAGGTTTGCTGAAAAAACCCATTATGCTGCTCCTATTTGTCCAAAAGGATTATAATCCATTGCAGCAAAGCGCTGCAGATTCCCTACGTTTTCTTTCTTTTCTTTAAGGCCGACAGCCAAATACCTAAACGCATCCGCAAAGTGACTAGACCAATCATGCACCGGGCTAGCGCGGAACGTGCGATTTCTCTCATTGTAGGCGCGGTGATATTGCCTAAGCGCCACAAGCCCATCTTTGCATTTTTCTGCATCAAACCAGCAGCGAGGGATAAGCATTTGCCCAGCATGGATACCGTCCTCTAAAGGCAGCTTTGGTACTACCCGAAAATTTAAACCTAAATCCCAAGCTGTCTCGCGGCGGCTTTTGCCGCTGCCTAGTTCGCGCACCTCAATATCGTGCGGGGCAAAGTGATCGCCGTACAGATATGGTTTTTGCGTAAGGATCTTAACATAGTGTGGCAATCCCTCGCCCCGCGCTTCATAGCAGTCAATCACATGGACTGCCCTGCCAATGCTTTGTGTAAACCAAATCGCAGTGCTATCGCCTACACCCAAATCCCAAAACGTATCTACCCGCGTTGCCGGGTCATACGGAACCCTTCCTATGCGCCCGTCTTCTAGGGCTGCCTGCATCTCTTTACCAAAAATGGCACCCGGAACATTAGCAACCCAGCTGCACTCATATTCCTGAGCAAACTGGTCAGCTGTCATAGCTTCCCTGGCGCTAGTCAATTCTTCATGGTCTAGGATGCCAGTCTCGCTAGCCTTGTGAATCGCAGTATACCAACCATCACTAATAACAGCCTGCTCATACATTTCATAAAAAGCATTCTGCCCCTTCGGCGTACCTACAAAGAAACACCAGCCCTTTCGGTCAGACAATGCAGGTCTGATAATCTCTGGAAACACACTCTCAGGCATGTCAGCTACTTCATCCATAAAGCAACCGTCCAAATAAATGCCCCGCAAACTGTCCGGGTTCTCAGCACCCAGCAGACTAATACGCGCACCATTCGGCAAATCACACCGCAGTTCAGTCTCATGAAACTTAGTGCCCGGTATCTTACTAGCAAACTGCTTTAAATAATCCCACGCAACAGCCTTCGCCTGCCGATATGTAGGCGCTAGGTAGGCATACCTAGGACTAGGCTTAGAACACAACACAGCCGCCCTAAGCAGGTGATTAATAGCCATCACCGTCTTGCCCATACGCCGATGACATACAATGACGCCCCAGCGGTGACTATCCAGGTCAGCGTGTAACTGCGCCTGCAACTTCCGGGGCGTGTAAGGTATCACTATCTGCATCGCTGCCCTTTATCATTAACTCTGACCAATAGCCGTGGTGGGTGCCACGCAGGCCAGGGGTCACTACCCGCCAGCCAAGCGCCTGATAGCGCTCTACATCGCTGTGGG